CTCCTATCATGGTCAAATAATCGTCAACCTTTTCCTGCTTTTTCGGCTTGTTCTGTAGCATCGTGTTGATCAGTTTGATTTTCGCCAAGCGTTCAAGCTCTACTTGATCCTGTTCCTTGGCTGGCTCCGGTGTTTCTTCGCTTTCCGGTGTTGCATCAGTCAGCTTACCTTCCAGTGCCTTTACACCCTTCTCCGGTTCAACGTCAACGAATTTAGCGTTGTGTTCGTACTGGTCATCGTCTTTTTCAAGTGCTTCCCGTTGCTCAGATGATAATGGCAACCATTTTGACAAACGCCTGAATACCGTCTTTTTCGCCATCTCGTTCCAATCAGTTACCCACGGACCGGAATTGCCAGCCTTGCTTCGTTTTCTGATTTTCTCGATCTCTTCCTTTGTCATTACCTCGGTTTTCTCTGTGCCGTCTTTGAACCGGCATATTGCATACGCGGCGTACACATCGCCCCTTGGCTTATGAAAGTCAATAACGTGTTCCTTGATCTCGCCTTTATCGTAAACGAATTTGTCATTGTCGCAAATAACATCAGCGTGAATGTTTGAAACATTGCCTGTCTGCATGACAAGCTCGACAAGCCCCTTATAATCTACTATAAGCTGAACCTTGTCGCCGTATGGTATAAGATGCGCCCTGCGTCCGTCCGGCTCAAGCCCAAGCTGTGACAAGTCAAGCAATGCCTGAAAGAATGACTCTTGTGTGCATTGCGCCAACTTAGGCGTTTTTGTCAACGCTGTAAGAGCTATCCTGATAAAGCGATCCGGCTTCAAGTGCCTTGGTAATGCTCGCTCGACTTCTGCTCTGAATTTATCTCCGGTCAAAAAACCCTTGATTGTTTTGTCTGTTTTCTGGATTCCTGTTGTCATATTATTTACCTTCTTTCAATAGTTTTGCTTTTTTGAATGTAACCCTGTTCGATTTCGTTATGTTTGTGAACTCCTTTGCCATGTCTGGATGCTCAGACCGGAAAAGTTTCGTGTCAAACCTGTTTGTTTCAACCGGTTTAACGACTACGTTCCCCGCATCAGATTCGCCGACCTCTGCCGCGCCCATTGCCGCCAAAACAGCGGCTTTCGCTTGCTCTTCTGCCTTTGACACCTCCTTTTTTTTGTCGTTTATCATTTGCCATGTTGCCACCAAATCGGAAGAAATATTGATTGTCAAGCCCGGTTCTCTTCGCCTGAACCTTATCACGTCAAGGCTTGGCAATCCCTCCGGCGGTGTGTCCATCATTACATTATGCGTCCAGAACGCTGTCACGCGCTCCAGTATTATCTCGCACAACGCCACGGAACGCTCTACCCTATACATCAGCCTACCCCTGCCACCTATCAAAGCCGGGACGTGAACAACATCCAGATTGCTTACAAGTGCCTGCTGTTGGCATTGAATGAGTATGTGTTCCGGGATTTGGTCTGTTCCCTCTTCGCCCCAATCGTCTTTTGCGATAAACGGGTTCATAATTCCGCTTGTTTTCGCTTCGCCCCCCTCTTTACGTTCGACAACAAGCGCGTCGTGCGTTGCTGATAATATCCCTTCCTTGTGGACCCGAAACTGATTCTTAACGATCTTTCCGTCAATCTCCGTTGCCATCCAATCAAGCAAACCGTTTTCTATCATATTGCCTATGTCTGCAGCCTCGCTGGAAAACGTCGGCATTTCAAGTTTTGATGTCTTTTCAAGCCATACATCGTATGCGGTTTTCCAAGGTGACAAGCCCAAGATTGCCGCCGATTCACTCGCGCCGATGTGTTTATTTCGGTTCTGTCTCTGTTTTTCAGTTATCGGCATTATCAGTCTCCGTATCTTGCTACGTTTTGCGTTTCTATTGCATGTTCGATCATTTTTATTTTGAGATTTATCTTCCAAGCACCTTCCGCCACATTAGCCAAGCGTAGCATTAGCCAACTATTTTCGCCCATTGTCAGTTTCGGCTTTATTTTGTCGAGTTCTTCGTGCGCTAAATTCACAGCGTTTAATGCTTTTCTGATGCGGTCTGCGTTTGTTTCGTTCATCCGTCGCCCTCCATAGCGCTTTTCAACGCCTCAATCCTATCTTTCAGCCTCGCCATGTCGCTGATTATCGGGAGGATAACAAGGCTTTCCGTAGGGTTTGACAATTCGTGTGCGAATCTTAACTCAAGCATTGCGTTTTCCACATCAGCCGCCGCCCGTTCTATTCGTTTTGCTTTCATTGCTTGCCCCTTTCAGGAAGGTAATATTTGTTCTGAGTCAATCCAACATTTAAGGTTATATAACTGCTGACAATTTTGCCAACCACAGCGCCCGTCCGAGTTCGGAAATCAACCGAATAAGGATAATTCTCCGTTATGATATGCGGGGTTACGTTCGTACTGGCAAAGGCGTAAAACATCTCTTTGTTTGTTACTTCTTTCCATTTCATTTTACTCTCCATCATACGAGTCTGAAAACAGTTAAAAATCCTGCCAGCCTGCTGTCTGTTATCATAACGCCAACATTGCCAACGCGGAACGCCCAGCATTTAAACCCCGGACGCTTTTGAAATCCTGATTGCCAGTATTTTTTCTCTGTTTTAATATCAGCACCCCGCCAATATCAATATGCCACCGATTTCAGCCACGACCGCGCCGAATATCCAGATTATGTTTGTTAGTTTTGCCATTATTCCCCCTGTTATACGGTTGTGAATTCGTCGTATTTAGTTGCTTGCGGCTTGTAATCTTCGCCAGCTGTTTTTCCACACGATTCACATTTCATTTTGGGAATTACGTTGTTGTGATAAAACGCATCGTCATAACCGGATTCAAGTTTTTGCTCGTGGTTGCAATGTTTGCAGATCATTATTGCCGTGAAGTCCCTGCGGTGTTGAAATTTTATTTCTTTGATTTGCATCGTGTTTTCCTTTCGTTGAGATTCTTATATTGAGCCTATCTTTTTTTATCTCTTTTGCTATGTGTTTTCCGGCTGGCTTGCCGTAAAAGAAGTCGGCAATACTATCATCATATAGTTTTGATAAATTAGCTGACACAAGCATGGTGTTTCCCTTCCGCTTTCATTGTTTGCATCTTATTTCATTGTTTCGTTTTTGTCAAGTTTTATTTTCGGGTTTGTTTAAATTGTTTCGCCGGGGATTCTGGCTTTCATTGCTTTTTTATTATTATCATCGCCACACTTGCCGCCGTTCCTTCTGATTTAAAGCTTGATTCGGGCAGCACTTCCCATTTATCCGACATGGATTTTAATATTTTGTTTTGTTTCACTCCGTTGTAGCATAAGGAAACAAGCTTGCCACCTGGTTTGACCATGCCAAGCGCGTGCTGAATGTGCTTTATATCTCTGCCTTGTTTAAATGGTGGGTTCATTATTACCGCGTCAAATTCTCCTCCGAGGTCGTGACTTGATAGGGAGAGAAAATCTGCTTGCATCGTGCGCTTTAATTGCTTCAACCCTTGCCGGATCGCTCGGACACACTCGAAATTTTCTTCTACTGACTCCCATTGTAAGCGCAATCTGTCTATTTCCATGCTGTTAAACGGCTCTACAAGCCGCCCAAGTCCCGCGCTTGGCTCAAGTATCCTTGATTCTGTTTTAAGACCGTACAGGACGGCATCAGCCATTTTTTGAGCTATTTCGGGCGGTGTTTGGAATAGATTAAAGCCTGTTACGGCGCGGGGAGCTGTTCCGAGCCTGTGACGGTCTTTATATGCCAAGAATCGCGGGGCCTGTGCTTGCAGTCGCTCGCCTGCTTCGGCGTTACGATCTGCAAGCGTCAAGAGTCTGTCAATTCCATTCATTGTTTGCCAGCTTTCTTTGGCTCTTCCCATACTATTTCCGGCGCTGGTTTTTGCGGTTTATCGGTCAAAACAACGACCGAATTTCTAAACCGGCGCACTTTTGCCACTGCTGGTAAGTTTTCTCTAACATAGCTATAGCGCAAAATCGAGCCGCCGGCATGAACGAAAACCGTTTTCGCTCTTCCATAGCTTCCGGCGCTTGCCGCGCTATATTCTTTTTGCGTCATCTCTTTTACTGTGCCTTCATGGTCAAAACTTGTTTTTTCTTCGTTCCAAACCGCTTGAAGTCGTTCAGCGTCTTCTGTTGTAAGGTTCAACAATGGGGGAGCCTTGGGGGTTTTTGAAGCTCTCGCTTTTTTGTCTTCTTTTTGCCAGATTTCGAACGCTTGCCGTTCCTCGTCTGTTGGGTCACGATAAACTCCAGGGTTCAGGCGTTCAGTTTTTATGCTCAAAAGGTCATAATCTGCCCCCGGAACGCCTTTTACTCTATAAGTCCAGCCTTCTTTTTTCTCTATTTTGACGTTAACAGACACTACTCGCCCGGTTTTCGGGGATTTGTGAACGGAAACAATTTGCTCTTTACCGATAAAGCCGCCCGGCTCTATGTCTACAGATGCCAACCGCCCGCCCTGAGCTTCAATCATCTGGTTCTCGTAGCTGAGCCTTAGCCGTAAATGTGTTAAGTATCGGCCTTCGCCTTCGATTTTCTTGTGTTTTGCAAGCCATAACTGCGCTGCTTCGTGTCCTGTGATGGGGTTTTCCGGGTCGGTTAACAGCGAGTAAAGACTTTGTTTGTTTCCGTCCTGGCGAGGGTGATTATATTGCAAAGAGTCATAAGAAAAATTAGCCATTTGCCTAGCCATTTCGAAAGCCTTTTCCGTGCCTGCAATGTCAAGTATTTTCCACCACATGGAAAACTTTCCTTTGTACTCTTTCAGATTTTGCTCTTGTTTTCTGATATCGCTTTCTATTACTTTGATTCTGCCCATTCTGACGCCTGGAGCCGATTTATGCAAGGCGTTTGAGATGACTCCAGCGGTCCGGCGTTGCCAATATTCAGCCTTGCCCCACTGATTACACGCTTTTGAGGCTTGCAGGTCGTGTCTTTTTGCGCTTCTTTCTGCTACGGCTTGCGACTGGTAACCGTGTAAGTTCGGTCCGTTGTCGTAGTTTTCAGCGAGTTGCAAAGCTTCGTTTTCTCGTTTTTCGAGATACCCGCCGAAGCGTTCGGCCCGATCCGCTGCCCTATCTTGCGGGCTTTGGTCTTCGTCTTCTATTATTCCATCAGAATATTCAATGGCTGTATTTTCTCGGCGAACACTCCACGCCGCCGAAAAATCGCAGTCTTGTTTAGGCGTGGACGTCCAGCCCTCTTTTTTAAGTTGTAAATACTCGTCATGGGGAACGCGTCCCACGTAAAGCCGGATTTTGTTATCTTCTGGACAGTAAGTTGATGTTTGCATTTCCGTTTTCCTTTTCGTTTCGTTTTCGTTTCATTGTTTCGCCGGGGATTCCGGCTTTCCGTTTCCGTTTCCGCTTCCCTTCCTTTTAAATCCTGTCCCAAATATGTTTATTTTCGAGATATTCTTCTATTTCCGCTTGCTGTCTTGCGTTGTTTCTGATCAATGCTGCTAGAAGATTTTCGTTTACAGCCGTCAGTTTTTCGGCTATGTTGCAGAGTTTTTCAGACGTTTGCATGCTGTTTTCCGTTCCGTTCCATTTCATTGTTTGCCGGGGATTCTATAGGTTGTAACATCTGACGGTATACTCCGCGCCCCGATCATTACCATAACGCCGGACGTGTTGCGATCCCATCAGTTCCCCGCCGTCACATTCCTGCAATTCCACTTCAATATAAGTTCCGTCCGATAAATCTACCGATAATAGCCCCCCCATATCGCCCCAGTCTGTCCGGCGCAATTCTTTCAGTGCGGCGCGTAGTGTCATGCCGTCCCGTAATGCCGGGGATTCTGCGTTATCCGGCATATGATGACATACCGGAGTCAGTTTTGAGTCATCATATATTATTGTTGTTTGTGTTTTGCTCATGATTTTTCCTTCCGTTTTCGCTTCATTTCCGTTCATCAAATTTCTATGATTTCGCCACAATCCATCTCGATTGAGTCAGCATTTTGCGGCGTTGTTTGAGTGTGCCGCCCGAACGCTTGGACATACCCTGATCCGTCAAGGTGAGTGCGATATGTCCACAGACGTTTCGTCCCGTGGATCATGGATATATTGTAATCGCCGTTCGTTTCGCCTGTTTTAGCCGCTATGATCTGTTTTGCTGTCTGTCTTTTGTATGTTTTCTGCATGATGATTTCCCTTTCGTTTCGTTGTTTGAGTTCAGGCCATTCTGTAATTTTTATCAGCCCACTTCCGGCACTCATCCGCGACGTGTAGGCTGTATACTTGCGGGATATTAAGCGGGGTGATTTTCTCGACGTGTTTTCGGCCGTTGATGTAGAGATATCCGGCCCGCGTGATTTTGATTTCTGTGGTTTTTTCTACTGTGGTTCTCATAGTGTTTCCCTTTCGTTTCCGTTTCCGTTACTGATTACAAAAAAACCCGCGCCAACTCCTGAGAGTCAACACGGGTTTTCCGCGCCTGTCTATCGGGCAGGCAGTCCGGCGGCTTCTATTTGATCCACGCTTGCGCCCGGCGTGGACTTTATCTATTCTCCTATTTCAGATTTTCTTCAGTTTTTCCGGCCAGGCCCATACGGACCCAACCATCAAACTCCCAAGGATCCCCGGCTCTCGCCAGGAAAATATATCCCTGGCCCTCATCAGGGCGTTTCTCCGCCCTGATGAATTCTAACCGATATCCGGGGTGTTTCCCCCGGATGACTGGCAATGGATTAAAATCCATTGCATAAGACGCCCCGATGAACGCCGCGATCGCCGCTTGCTCCTCAACGCCCAACCCCTGGGCGCCGAATTCAGATAGTAGCTCGTCGTAAAAATCCCACATAGTTTTTCCCTTCCGTGTTCCGTGTTCCGTTTCTGATTACACCCTATATATAAAGCAGTATCCGTGCCAAGTTTCCACGCTTCAATCAATCCCACCGAACATCACGCGCAACCCGCTACAATACAACACGTTAGCCAATATGTCTTTAA